AGCTAGTAAAAAGATTGAATTAGCAAATACTGTTTATAACGGAATCGTAGATCAAGCGGAAGAAGAAATCGAAAATGAAGTTCAACCAACTGAGACAGAAATTGACGGAAGCGTCGAACAAGCAGATCAAGAAGTTTAAGATCGGCAAAAAGTCAGAAGCCGCTATAACAAAAGTTGGATCTAAATTTGCCGTTCATATTGACGGTGAATTACTTGATGACAAATACAAATCTGCCGCAGAAGCAGAAAAGTCAGCTAAAGAATTCGCTGATTTAATGGGAGTATAGGAATGAAACTCATTACAGAACATTTAGAAAGCGAGTTAAGCTATCTTACCGAAGAAAAGAATGGTAAGAAGAATACTGTCATTGAAGGAATTTTTATGACAGCAGAAGAAAAGAATCGCAATGGTAGGGTATACCCTCGCGCGGTTATGGAAACTGCTGTTAATCGTTACGTTAACGAACAAATTTTAAGGAATCGTGCGGTAGGGGAATTAAATCACCCTGAAGGACCTACGATAAACTTAGATAAAGTTTCTCATCGTATTACCGAACTTACATGGGACGGTAATAACGTAATGGGGAAAGCACTTATATTAGATACTCCTATGGGTCAAATCGTAAAAGGTTTGGTCGAAGGTGGTGTTCAATTAGGTGTTTCTAGTCGTGGTATGGGTACACTTGTGCAAAGAAATGGGACTAACTATGTCAGCGATGATTTCATCTTAGCTACCGTAGACATTGTTCAAGATCCCTCAGCTCCAAAAGCCTTCGTAAATGGGATCATGGAAGGTGTTGAATGGATCTGGGAAAATGGAATCCTTAAAGCACAAGATATTGAAAAATATGAGACTGAAATCAAGCGAGCATCTTCATCCCAGTTGGCTGAAAGCCAATTAAAGGTGTGGAATGATTTCCTCTCAAAACTTTAACTCTAATCATTTAGGAGTAATATATGTCTGAAGAATTAAAAGATATTGAAGACATCGAAGAAGTACAGCTCCAAGATGAAGACCTCGTTGAAGACGTTGAAGTTGAGACTGAGGAAAGCATCGCGGAAGATGCCGAAGTTGATGTAGAAGAAACTACTGAAGAAATTCAAGAAGAAGCTGATGAAGCTGAAGTTGAAGAAGTAGTTGAAGCTAAATTAACTAAAGCTGGTATGATCAATGCCATGTATAAGCACATGTCTAAGATGAATAAAGATACGCTCTCAGCTGCTTACGACGCCATGATGAAAGGCGACGAAGAAGATGAAGATGATGAAGAAGAAATGAAAGAATCTAAAGGTAAAGTAAAAGAGTCTTATGACTTTAAAGCTGACTTAGATGCTCTTGTTTCTAACGACGAATCTTTAACTGAAGAGTTCCAATCTAAAGCTGCTACAATCTTTGAAGCTGCTGTAAAAAGCAAAATCACTGAAGAGATTGATCGCCTTGAAGAGGAATATAATGTTTCTCTTGAAGAAGAAACTGCTACTATTAAAAATGACCTTGTAGAAAAAGTAGATGGTTACTTAAACTACGTTGTTGAAGGTTGGATGGCAGAAAACCAAATTGCAATTGAAAACGGTCTCCGTATGGAAATTGCAGAATCATTCATGACAGCTCTGAAAGGTGTATTTGTTGAACATTACATCGAAGTACCAGAGTCTAAAGTGGATATGGTTGATGACTTAGTAGATCAGGTTAGCGAATTAGAAGAGCAGTTAAATTCAGCTACTGAAGACAATATCCGTTTAACTGAATCTGTACACAGATTCCAGCGATCAGAAATTATTGCAGAGGCATCCAAAGATTTAGCCGCTACTGAAGTTGAAAAACTCAAAGGCTTGATTGAGAATGTTGATTTCGAAGATGCAGAGACCTTCGCTAAGAAGATCAATACCATCAAGGAATCTTACTTTGCAAAACCGGTTGTAAACCACACTGAAGAAACTGAATTAGCAAGCGAAGAAGACGAAATTCAACTCTCTGCTTCAATGGCTAATTATGCTTCAGTTCTTTCACAAACCCTTAAGAAAAAGTAATCCTTTAGGAGATAAAGATGTTTAATGCAGATCAAAATATGGAAAAGTGGGCTCCAATCTTAGAGCACGCCGAACTTCCAGCTATTAGTGATAACCATCGTAAAGCTATCACTGCTATCATGTTAGAAAACCAGGAGAAGGCCCTTATCGAAGAGCGTTCTGCTATGGGTATCACTGAAGCTGCTCCAGCTAATGCTGCTGGCGCTCTTCCAAACACTGGCGGTGTTGCCAAGTGGGATCCAGTATTGATCTCTCTTGTTCGTCGCGCTATGCCTAACTTAATGGCCTATGACGTTGCTGGTGTACAGCCAATGTCTGGTCCTACCGGTTTAGTATTTGCCATGAAGAGCCGTTATGGCACTCAGGGTGGTACTGAAGCTTTATTTGACGAAGCTGATACCGATTACTCAGGTGCTGGCACTCACGGTGGTGATCCTTCATCTGTTGGTGTTGCTGGTACTGGTGGTATCGGTGAAGATACTGCTCCTGCCGATACTGTTGAAGATAGCTTCGGCGTTGGCGGTGGTATGACTACTGATGCTGTTGAAAAATTAGAAAACACCACTGGCGTTATTGCTGAAATGGCTTTCTCTATCGAGAAGACCAGCGTTACTGCTAAGAGCCGTGCGTTAAAAGCTGAATACACCATGGAATTGGCTCAGGATCTTAAAGCTGTTCATGGCTTAGATGCTGAAAGCGAATTAGCTAACATTCTTTCTACTGAAATCTTAGCTGAAATCAACCGCGAGCTTATCCGTACTATCAACGTTAAAGCTAAGTTAGGTGCTTCTACCAGTAACACTGCTGTTAACGGCGTATTCAATGTTAACTCTGATTCCGATGGCCGTTGGTCTGTTGAGAAGTTCAAAGGCTTACTCGTTCAGATTGATCGTGAAGCTAACCAGGTTGCTAAAGACACTCGTCGCGGCAAAGGTAACTTCATCATCTGTTCTTCTGACGTAGCTTCTGCTCTTTCTGCTTCTGGTCAGTTAGACTACAGCCCAGCTCTTGCTACTAGCTTGAACGTTGATGACACTGGTTCTACTTTCGCTGGTGTTCTTAATGGCCGTATCAAAGTTTACATCGATCCATACGCTAGTCAGGATTATGTAACTGTTGGTTACCGTGGTACTAATGCTTATGACGCTGGTATCTTCTACTGCCCATACGTTCCATTAACAATGGTTCGTGCAGTTGGTCCAGACGACTTTACTCCACGCATCGGCTTCAAGACCCGTTACGGTATGGTTGCTAACCCATTTGCTGGTGGCGCAACTTCTAGCGAAACTGGTACTAACCGTGCCAACCCATACTACAGAGTCTTTGCTGTTACTGACATGTTAGTATAATAAAAAGAGCGATTTAATCGCCTATTTTAAAGGGAGTCTTCGGACTCCCTTTTTTTACATGTATAAATAATGATATATGTTAAGAGGATATTGTTATGCCTTATGATAAAAATATTACATTTACTACTGATAAAACTTCCGTTGCGTCTCCGCCAACGTCTTTTATTACACCTTCACGTTTTAAATTAACGATTGATTCGTATAAGTATCCTAATACTGAATTTAATGTTACTAATGTTGAATTACCAAATATTTCTGCTATTGCTCCAGTAATCTCTGGACGGCAAAGAAATATGCCTGGGTATCCAGATAAAATTGAATATACAGAATTAAATGTCACGTTTCTTATTGATGAGAATATGACAAATTATATGGAAATGCATGATTGGATTTTTGGATTAGTAAAAGAACCTGATGGCGACTTAAATAAACCTAGGGATCTTACTCTAACAATTTTGAATTCAAATAATAATCCAATTAGAACTATTAGATTTATTGGTGCAATACCAACTAATTTAACTGGTACAACATTTGATGTTTCTGCATCCGATGCTAATTATCTAACGTCCGCTGTTACATTTGCATATATGTATTTTACTATTGAATGATTACATGATATAATAGATATATTATACTTGTGATTTGGAGATTATATGATTGACCTTGAAAATATTTTGGATATGTGGAAAAAAGATTCAGAAATAGACGACATCCGATTAGATGAAGCTTCTAAAAAAGGAGCTTCACTCCATTCTAAATATCTAGAACTGCTTTCAATTTATAAATTACAGCTAAGAAAAAAAGAAGCCGAATTTAATGTTCTATTGAAGAATAAATGGTTATGGTATAATGGTAAGTTATCCAAAGATGAAATAGATAATCTCGGTTGGGAATACGATGCTTTAAATGGATTAAAAATATTAAAAGGTGAAATGGATTATTATTATAATTCTGATCCTCATATTCAGAATTCTAAGAATAGAATTGACTATATTAAAACTACTATAGATACCTTAGAAGAAATTATTAATACTCTTCGCTGGAGACATTCTACTATTAAGAATATGATCGATTGGCGAAGATTTGAGTCTGGTGGTTAATGGCAGCTTTAGTAGTAAGACAAAAAAATCATGCTTTCTTAGAAGTTAACTGTGAACCTTCTGTTGCAAACGAGCTTTGCGATTTCTTTACCTTTTATGTTCCTGGTTAT